TTTAGAATATTATTAACACCTTTTTCGAAGTTATCAAGAACAGATGTACCATTGTTGTTTTCAATAGCCTGTTGATGTGTGTTTTGAATCAACTTAGCTACCTCCTTCTTCTTACTAATAATCTTTTTCTCAATCTTAGTATTAATAGCTTTATTAGATATGAGATCACTGATACCCACACTAAATCCTGACTGAACCAAATATCTTGTAACAATATTTTCTGTGTCATCAAGGAATTGTTTTGCCCGGAGGTGTCCGTAATCATTATGAATTACATGAATAATACCTCTAGTTCCAGAACTCAATACCTTTTTATCAATTCTACCCTGAATTAGAATACCATTACGAATAATAACATGATTAATATCTTCTTCATGGTCATCATAAGAATTATTTTTGATATCAATATTAAATCCGGGTGGAAGAATAGTAGAGAACAACTGTCTTCCAGACCACCTATCTGGGTTAGTTTTTTCTGGTTTAGGAAGATCACCAGAGAATGTAGAGATAAACATCAGAATATTCATCATATCTTTCTCCAAAATATAGATACCATCATTTGTTAATCGATTAAGACCAAGCAAACTATCCTGGACTAGCGTAATAATCGGAGTATGAACCCTTGGACTAATGAGTTGATGGTCAACCAGAGCAATATTCCTAATATCAATCATAGACTGAAGTGATTGTGGGACGTGCATATTCATTTCATCACCATCAAAATCAGCATTATAGGGGGTTGTAACACTAACATTCAACCTAAATGTGAAGTAGTCCAACACCTTAATTTTATGAGCCATCATACTCAGTTTATGAAGAGATGGCTGACGATTAAATAGAACCACATCTCCGTCCATAAGATGTCTATGAACAATATCTCCTTCTGATAGTTCAAGAGACTCTGTATCGATATATAGCAATGAAACAGTCTTTTTGAGAATTGTTTTTTCAATGCTTTTGGCACCTGGATATTTATTAGGACCATTTCTAACAATAGTTGTAAGCTTATTAATATTGAACTTATTCACCATTTCGGGAATCGTGAGATTTTTAGCAATTTTCAACGGAACCCCCAGTTCATTTGTCTTGAGGTTTGGATCTGGAGTGATTACACTACGGGCACAGAAATCAACGCGCTTACCCATAAGATTACCTCTCATACGTCCTTCTTTACCCTTGAGTCGTTCTTTAATAGATTTAATAACCCTACCAGAACGATGTGTAGATTGATTAATACCAGGAATATTATTATCAATATATGTTGCAATATGATATTGTAGAACTGATGCCCATTCATCGATTGTATTTTCCAATGAAGTTTCAGATTCAAGTTTCTTTTTAATATGATTATTAGTCTTAAGAATATCTATAAGTTTATGTGTCATATCATCTTCACTCCTTTGACCATTGCCTTGACGAACTGATGGACGAACCGTAGGAGGAGGAACCGGTAGGACAGTACAGATAAACCATTCTGGTCGGCACCATTTAGGATTGAAACCTACAATAGCACAGTCTTCATCTGTAATACGTTTAAATATTTTAAGAATCTTTTCTGGGGAAAGAAGTTCTGTTTTGTTTTCAGAATCATTATCAGAACCAATCGATTTCCAAACAGCTGAAATTTTTACAATACCATCCTTGCTAAACTTACTCGGCGTAGGAGCGCTACACTTAGGACAGACCTTTGATTTAGATGTTTTCTTTGTAATATAGGCCATCCTATCTTTATTATCAAGAGTTTGAATATAATCTAGTTCATCTTCACTCAATTCAGCTAGTAGATTAGAACAACGAATGCAAAAGTTTTTAAGTGTCGATAAAACCATGTTTAGGAACTGGATATAGATAACTGGTTTAGACAATACAATATGACCAAAATAACCAGGACAGTAACGATTATCTAGCAAATCGGTTGGACAGATTTTACCATTATCAATAACACCCATCCGTGGGTCAAACAATCCATTAATAACTGGTTCTCCAGAATTATCATAAAGTATAGTTTCTGTAACATGACAAACCGATCTATTTATAACTTCATCCGGTGAAGAAACACTAAACTGAACACCAGTGACATTTCTAATCTTGGATGTGTATTCGAGTTCTTGATTGGAGGACATTATATATAGTGTAATATATTTTTCTTAAGTTTATTATTCAATTTTATTAAAAAATTAATTAATTCCTATAATTTATTTAAAAACATATACAAAGTAAAATATAATGCTATTTTACATTAATCTAGGGTTTTGTTTGATAATTTTATTGAATTTTAAGACTTGTGCTTCATATATTGCAAAATACTATATTATGTGTGAAATATATGCGACTGAATATATCTATAAAAACCGTAAACAAATAACTTATTATAACCTTGATACTTTAACAAAGGTAAATGATTGCTCTGAGACAAGTATAGCTAAGATAGAATTAGAAGATAAAATAAAATATTTTATTACTGATAAAAAAATAGATTCTAATGAAATCGAAGAATTAATTAATTCTCCTAAGTTTTTTCTTTCTGTTGAATTAACAAACGACAATACCACAACAGATGTAACTTCTGAAATTAATATGCTAATTGAAAAGAAGCGTTACGAGTTTACCCCTAAAACAGCGCAGATTTTAATGTTTATTAAAGATAATTCTAATACAGATAAAATAACTGGATCCGTTCATTGGGGAATTATAACTAATAACGCTCAAATGTATAATAGAGATAATTTAATATTAAATATTAAAGAAAATAATATATTAAACCTTAAGGACTAATATTATTAATATAATGACACCTTTAAATAATCACTGGGTTATTTGGTATCATGATAATAATAATGATTGGACTATCAAAGGTTATAAGAAAATTTATGAAATTACTACTATTGAGGATTTCTGGGAAATCTATCTACGTCTAAATAATTATATTCTATTGAAAGGGCAATTTTTTTTGATGAAAAAGGGAATTGAACCTATTTGGGAGAACGAAGCGAACCTAAAAGGAGGGTGTTGGTCATATAAAATTAATAAGAATGATTCATTCATGTCGTGGCTGTATCTTTCAATGAATATCTGTGGAGAAATTATTACTAAGGATCATAAAAATATGGATAGTATTAATGGAATTTCTTTGAGTCCAAAAAAAAACTTTTGTATAATAAAAATATGGAATAATGATAAAAATAATATTGAAGATGTACTCGTAGATAAAATTAATAATATTAACCTTTCTTTGTGTTTATACAAAAATAATAAGGAACGTAATTAGTTTTCTTTATCTTCTTCAAATTTAGGTGCAAGGCACAATTTAATTTCGCCAAGCGAAGCAATACTATATTTAGTAATTAGTGGATAATCATTCTTTAGGAATAATTCTACTGAATTACACAAGTTTGTACATTTACTGAACAATACAAGATATTTTAAAGAATAAATACCCTGTATTATATTTTCATCCGACTGATGGAATGTTAACCCATTATTTGAAGCACCAATACAGGTTTCTTGGTGAGCGAACTGACCATCACAACTAAAAATCAACTGTTTCCCTATACTTTTTATTTCTATTTCTTCTGCAATATTTGACATATCCCTACAAATCTTTTGAAAATCAATCGAAGGCATTGTTATAACAGATTCAAATTCTGGAGAAGGCACCTGTAGTTCATTATCATTGAGATCCATCAGATTAAGATTAAACTTAGTAATCGAATTCTTCTCACTATTTTCAATTTCTATATTTAACACACACGTATTTTCCTCCGTTACATATAGTTTCAAGATATCATTATTACCCATAATTTTCATTAATTTGTAAAAATTTAGAAGATTAATACCTAAAAGAAGCTTCTTTTTACAAACATATTTCTCTAGATTCTCTGAATTAATTCTTAAATGAACTAAAACAGTATGCGTAGAATCCATAGCAACAATTTTTAAACCATGTTCATCAAATTCAAAATTAGCATCTGTTAGAATTTCCTTTAGAGCCTCTATTAAGATTCTAAATGCTGCTGCCTGGACTGTATGAAACTCAAGAATGTTCATTATTCATTTTATTTAAATCATCCCTTTAAGTATTTCTTTTTAAAAAATATCACCAATTATAATACTAGACAAAGAGCACAAACACAAACTGGATATTAATCCTACTAGTTTATCCTTTTGTTTAGCTAATATATAAATCGCCATTATATAGGTACTAACACCTATAAATAATATAAGATAATCTATATTATAAATTGGAGCTATATTCACATTACCTATAGTTACTTCTTTCTGGATTTCTTCTACTTCATTAATAAAATACGAGGCAATATTTTCTGGTATCAATTTAATAACTGTGTCGCTAAAAATTATAAGTAGTGGTATACCAAACAATAGGTAAAACAAACTAAAACTTAATGCAGTTGGACCAAATGAAGCTGCGGACATGACTGTTAACACAATTACTATTAAAAATAATAAAAATAGTGTCTTCTTGTTTTTAAATTTACCCTTAGTTTTCACAGAATTTAATTTAATTGGTTCTTCTATTTTACTCATTATTATAAACTAAGTTAATATATTTTATCAAATTAATAAATTTTTGTCCTATAAATATCTAAACATAGTGTTGATATATTTAAACTTTCACTTAAATGACGACTTATCCCCCTTATATATGTTCCACTACCTACATTTGCCTCTACTTCTAATACCTTATAATCAGAATTCACTATATCTTTCCAAGATTCCAAAATTTCTTCCTGTCTAAAATCATGTTTCTTATCTAGCCTGCCTATATTTGTTTTAACATATTCTAGAATTTCAGCCTTATCCATTTTATAACCATCTAGAATACTTATTTTGTTTATCATAACAGTTTGATTTGGGTAATCCTTTATTTCTTCCCGTTTATTATATTTTCCATAATACCATAATGGTTTCCCATTATACCGTTTTGATGAAAATAATGGATAGGGCAATTCTTGTTTACCCACCATTGAACTTATTTTTTCTCTTAATTTAGACATATCTATTTCCCTTTTATTACCTACTATTTTACCTAAAATATCATTTGTATCTGTTTCTACACCACACAACAACTTAAATTTATAAATTTTATTTAAATTATTGTAATTATACTGTTTATAACAGTCTTCATCTGTCAACAATAATAGGGTTCCATGTGCCATCGGATCCAATCTTCCTGCATAACTAATTTTTTTATATTTTGAGGATTTTATAGATTCAACCAATTCTAGGGGTGTTTTTCCTATTGGTTTGTAAACATAAATTAATCCCATTTATATTAATTACACGATTGATGTTTAAGTATTAACATTATTGCTATAATAATAATAATTAAGACCATACTTCCGATTATAATATGATTATACCTTTCAGTTATAGTTTGTTTATCATCAAAAAATGTGTTCCTTTTACAAGCCATATTAATTTGTTATGAGAAAATATTTTAAAATAATATTCTATATGTTTAAATTAATAATAGTTATAGTTTTATCTATAATTTTATTTCTTATTTTATCAAGAAATGTAGAACAATTTAATGACAAAAAAAATAATGATTTTTTTAAAGATAAAATAGTTTTAATTACAGGTTCTACAAAAGGTATTGGCCTTTCTATAGCAAAAAAAATCTCTAAAACAGGTGCTATAGTTATAGTAAATGGTCGCGATGAAAAAAGACTTGAATCAACTGTAAAAATGTTAGAAGATAACAATAAAAATAAAGTTAGTGGTATTCAGGCAGATATTTCCATTGAAGAAAATATAGTCAAAATGTTTGATGATATCATTAAAAAATATGGACGTATTGATATTCTTATTAATAATGCTATTGGTAGATATGGTAAAAAAAAATTAAGTGATAAAAAAATAAGCGACTGGAAAAAAGAATTAGATACAAATGTAAATGGCGTTTTTCATATTTCACAAATGGTTATAAATCATATGAAAAAAAAGGAACTACCTTGTAAAATTATTAATATCAGTTCCCCTCTAGCTAAACATAGAGATACCACTGCTAGTTCTGGTAGTATTGCTCTAGAAAAAAACATGATTGAAAGAATGAGTGACATCCTTGCACATGAAAACTTTGAAAAAAATATTTCTATTTCTGTTATTAGAATTGATAGTGGTAATTATAAAAGTAAAAGAGTTGATACTAAGAATATGGAAAAGGGTATTGTTAAAAGTACATACGATAGTTTAAATAAAGTAAATGATATGTTCTATGACAACCCCGATAGTATTACATCTATGTTTATAGATATACTTAAATTACCTCACCACCAACTTACTGGTAAAATATATTCTACATCATCCTATGGCGATAATAAAAAATTGTCTAAAATAGTCCCAGCATATCAGTTAATGCTTAACAAAAACTTGTTTAAGAAATATAAATTTACCAAAAAAAAAGCAAATCCGGACGATATACATATTACAAAACAAAACCCATATGGAGCTTCTAAAAATATTAAAAAATTCCTAAAAAATTATGATCTTAGTAAAAGTATGTTTAATGTTAATACTGATAATGATACTATTCTAACAACTAAATTAGCAACAGAATTAGGAGTTAACAAAAATGAAATTGTTTTGTTTAAAACCGAATTTGATGCCATAAAAAAAATATTCTCTCTGTTTGTTCCAAAATATAGTAATATTTTTTCTATGTATCCCAGTTCTGAATATATAGAACTACTCTCTAATGAAATGAAATTTGGTATTAAATATACAATTTTTACTGTGAACGACAAAAAAATTCAGCCCAAATTCAAACATATTTTAAGCTATATTACACCCAAAACAAAACTGGTGTATCTATCCAGTCCAAATGTAATCACTGGTCAGTCTATAATTAGTAAAGAATTTACTGAATTCCTTGATAAACTTAACGATAATATAGTTGTTGTTATAGACCAAACCTATCTTGATTTTGTTATAAAAAAACAAAAATTCGACCCATTTAAATATCTAAAAAAAAATGTAATCGTTATAAGATCATTTAGTAATTTTTATGGATTCGAGAATCTTGAGATGTCCTATGTTATTGCAAATAAAGACATTTCACTCCTATTAAACGAAAGTAACATCATTCAAAATCAAACTGATAGACTATCTGAAGAAATTGCCCTACAGTGTTTAAAAGATAAAACTCACTCTAAATTTATTAAAAATGAAATACACAAAGAAAAACAAAGATTATATAAAATTTTCGACAGAGAAGATATTGACTATTTCCCAAGTGAAGCAAACTATATTTTAATCGACCCCAAAAAAAATAGAGAAGAAATTTCAAAAGAACTTGTTAGCAATAATATTATTATTGAAGAAAGTGATCTTCACTATAACAACTACTGGCCCCTACCTATATCTACAAAAGAAAACAATGATAAAATAATAGATATATTAATTAGTAGTTTTTAATAAAAATATTTTAATCTTGT